TCACTACTGAACATATCAACAACACTACAGCTGCTACTACTAACAACATACTGTACGTCATACTCTCTCCTTGGTTATGCCCTGTGGGGGCGTTATGGTTTACAATTCTAAGACCCGGGTCGTCCCAAACGTATAGTCTCATACGGTCGTATTATGGCGTGAGCTAAATTTTGGGGGGTTTAAACCTTGGGGGCTTTTGAACCGCTCAAAGTCCGTTCAGGCATAGGCCGGCACTCGGCTCTTGCCCTGGCCCTCCGGACCCCCGTATAATGGAACCAAGGGCGGCGGCAGGTAAGCCCGGGAGGGGGGAACCATGGCTGGAGTGAGCACCGCGAGTCGGTTGGTGGATGATCAGGAGTTGCTCCGTCGTCTGCTCGCCCGGTACACCTTGAAAGAGTGTGCGGCTCTTCTCAACGTGTCGTACCAGACTGTCTGTCGTCGAGCTCGCCAGCCATTGTTCCTCCAGGATTTGAGGGCGTTGTCCGGGGATATTTATAGTGAAGTGGACCGGGAGCTCCGGGCGATGACCGGACTGATGACCGAGCGCATAGTGGAGATGTCTTCCGTGGCCCTGGACAAGCTGGATGAGCTCCTGCAGAACAGTACCAATGAGAAGGTCATCGCCCTGGTGGCCAAGGACATATTGGATCGGAACCCGGAGACGTCCAAGACGACCAAGCACATCGGGGAGGTTAAGCATTCGTTCTTTGACCCGAGGGTGTTGGCCCAGGCTGCCAATGCTGCCAGGGAGATGGACGAGAGCAACTTCCCACCCATGCTGGAGGCGGACCTTGACTAGCTCCCCGAATATTCTGGAGATGGCGGCGGACGGGCAGGCAGCGAACCTGCGAGAGGACCTCCGGAAGCGTGCCCTGGGATCCCTGTACTACTTTGCCAAGGTTCTCTGTGGGTACGACAAGATCGTGCCCCATTTCCACATGCCGTTGTGTCTGGATATCCAGAATTCTATCCACATCCGGAAGCGTGGGTACCTCTGGCCCCGGAAGCATTTTAAGTCGACCATCATCGCCAAGTCGTACCCCCATTGGAGGTTATGTGGCGGGGGCTTGGTCGAGAGGGTCCCGGAGATCCTCGAGCTCGAGACGGACGACCTGCTGCAGTTTTATAAAACCCACCCTGACCTCGACCCGAGGAACCTCCGCATCGGTATCTTCGGTGAATCCGGGGACGTGGCTGAGAAAGACCTCAAAGATATCAAAGACAGGACGGTGAACAATGAGCTCTTCCGCTGGCTCTTCCCGGAAATATGCCCTGCATCCATCACTCAAGGCACCAAGTGGACAGAAAGTGAAATCGTACTCCCACGGTCCAAAAGCTGGGATGAAAGCACCATCACCTGCAAGGGCGTGGGAGCGAAAGGGACAGGGTTCCACTACGACATCTCGATCTACGACGACATCATTGGTGAAGAAGCTTCGCGTTCCGAAGCTGTGATGAAGGACGCCCTCGAATGGTTCAAGGCGGCCTCCGGACTGATGAACGACGACCTCACGGGTGAAGAACTGATAGCTGGCACACGGTGGAAATACGGGGAAGGGGATGTATACGGGTGGATCATCAAAAACATGCCGTACCAGCCGGCAGACCCGGACATCCCGGGAGACATCCCCACGGGGTTTAAAATCAGCACGATGTCGTGTTACATCGAGCCCACCAAGGAAATCCGGTTCAAGGAACGGTTTAACTCCCAGATCATGCAGGAGATTGAAAAGCGGGCCGGTCCGTACCTATTCAACTGCAACTACCGGAACCAACCGACGCCCCCAGAGGGTGCCAGATTCGCTGGCTTAAAGTTCTACACCGTGAAGAAGGCCGGAGAAGGCCATCCGGTAATCGCAGTCCCGGAAGATGGGACCCCAGAGGTTCATATCAACCAACTGGCCCGCTTATCGTTCCTCGACCCGTCGTCAGGAGGCAGGTCGGCCAAATGCGAGAACGCCATAGCGGTCGTGGGCACCGATGCCCTGAATCGGCATTTCTGTCTTTCCATGTGGTCATCAAACGTCGGCTATGCCGGAGCTATCGAGGCGTGGCACCAGTTGAACGATCGTTACGTATGCTGGTATAACGGGTACGAGCAAGTGGGGCATCAGAAGGAGATCGAAGAGATCGTGACTATGAGGGGGTTATACTCGACCGTTTGTCCTCACTGTCAGAAGAAGCACCGCCACCTAGCTCCCCAGGGTGTGATCCCAATCTCCGGGTATGATAAAAACCACCGGATCGAACTGTTCCTCGACCCCCCGACCAAGGATGGCCGGATCTACATCCGGTACGAGCACGCAGAGCTCATCCGCCAATCAATGGCGTTCCCCAACGGGGATCTGGTGGACCAGTTGGATGCGTTCGCGTATGCCGTCCGGTACTCCAAGCCGTACACGGGGATCGAAGAACTAATGGACCAACGGGATCAACAAGAGGCTATGGCTACCGCAGCCTCGGGTCGGATCCAGACTAAGCACAACTACGGGGGGTACCGATAATGCCATTTAAAATCCTGCCCGTAGTGGGCCTCACGTCCGAGAAGAAACAGGAGATACAGAAGTATCTCGTCAAGATGTTCCGTGATGTGCATACAGCTCGCACGCAGCAAGTGGACTCGGACTATGCCCGGTGGCTAGACAACTACGACGCCAAGCCTGCTCAACCTGTACGGAGCAAACCTTGGGTGGGAGCGGCAAACTTCGTCCCCCAGTTAACCCGCATGCACACCGATATCCTCGCGGCCCGCATCTACGGGGTGATGTTAGGCACCCGGCCCTTCTGGCGCCCGTCCACGTTCAACTCCGAGTGGAAGAGTAAACAAATGGCCGCCCTGGCAGAATACATGGAGATGAAGAGCCAGTACGAAATGAACTTCATGCCCCGGATGGACGAGGTGGTTCTGGAGACGGTTAAAACCGGTACGGTCACCCTCAAAGCCCGGTGGCAAGAGGAAGAGGAATGGTTCATCTCCGAGGGTAAGAACCAAGCCCTTACGTACAAGAACATGGAGTTGGACCCGATCCCGTTCTACGATTTCTTCCCCTACCCCTTAACCGCCCCGAACCTGGATAAATGCCTAGCCCATTTCTCCCGGGTGCGCTTGACCAAGGAGGAGGTCGAATACCGGGTGGCCAAAGGGATCTTCGACCCCGAAGCCGCCAAGCTCCTCCTAACCGGAGCCACCCAGGTCAACCAGCAGGAAAAAGACGCCGCGTCCAATGTGGGGATTAGCTTAACCGTGGACACCGCTCGGCCGTTCACCATCATCGAGGCGTCGTTCAAATACCAGTTAGAACCGGGGCGTAACATCCGACTGATCGCGCTGTTCAACCCCCAGACAGAAGGTCCCAATGGCTTCCTTCGCCTATATCACAACTTCATGGCTGACCCTCGGTTGGGAACTCATGTGGATTTCCGCATCATCCCTCGTATCAATTCTTACTACGGTATTAGTATACCGGAGATCCTTGAACAAGCCCAGGAAGAGCAAGCACAGATTCACAACGCCCGGCGTGACGCCAACACGATTGCTAATGTTCCGACGTTCAAGAAAAAGCGGTACGCGCTGAACAACTTCACCCCCGCCTCCGAATGGTACCCGGGTAAGGTGTGGGAAGTCGACAACATGGACGACGTAGTCCCTATGGTGGTCGGGGCCAACTACAACTCCATGATCGATGAAGAGAACATGGTGCTCCAGCTATCCGAACGGTACAGCGGCGTGTCCCAACCAATGCAGGGTATGGGTACCGGCTCTATGGGTAAAAAGGGGACCTATAACACCGGGGGCACCCTAGCTCTGTTGGCCGAGGGTAACCGGCGTCTGGACATCTACATCAAGCGGCTCCGGCAGCCGATCCACAAACTGGGGAAGATTATCTTCACCTCATACCGGGACTTCTCCGATGCAGAAGAACTTGCCTCCTGGGGGGAAAATGGACAACTCGTCAAACAAGCTTTCGAATTCGGACCTACCACCCCGCAATACCGGAACCTCCTATTCGACTTCAGCGCCAGCGACGCCGGAGCCAACAAGGAAACCGACCGCCAACAGCTCCTCCTCATGTCCAACACCGCAAGCGCCTATTACAACCAAATCATGGCGCTTAGCCAGTCTATT